CTCCGCCAGTCTCATGATGGAGAACTGGAAGTTCGGGTCGAGTGAAATCTGCGAGAGGTCAATCTCGCTCATCTGGTCTGCCTGATAGATGTATAGCAGGATGTTATCTCCATGCTGGAAGTTGGTAAAGATACCTTCCTCTCCAGCTTTCAGATACATACCCTGGGTTACATTACCACCATCGTTACCGATACCGAAGTATCCGTCTTTAGCGGCTTTGAACTTGATCACGGCACCAGTCTTGGCACCGACACGACCGCCGAGGACGTGGCTTGCATCCTTGAAGTCGCCTGTCTGATAGTAGCCGTCACGGATTCTCCAACGCTGTTCTATAAAGCGAGGGAGAGCCTGACGACCCGAACCATGCAGGGCGTAGTAGTAGATGTCATTATACAGCGGCGAGTACGAGATATATTTGCGCTCGCAATCGAAGGTGCAGACTACTTTCGGCCAGAATGCAATGCGGTTCTGAACGAAATAGTAGAGGGCACCTTTCGGGGAGAAGGGACCTGCGCCGATGCCATTGACTTCGGGGAGGTTACGCATCGTTGCTACGACACCGGGGAGTGTGAGGGTGTTGCTGTTAGCATCGGAAACCATTTCCTGATTCTCGCAGCGACGGAGGTCGTTCCAAAGGATTGAGCCACGTCCGGCATAACACTTGTTGTCCTCTGCTGGGTCAAGTTCTGCCGGGATGGTGTTGCCACCGTCATTGTCCTTACCGTTGCAGGTATCGCAGTCGTACACTTTGTTGAAGTACATACGCACTGGCTCCATTGCCGAGGGGGAATGATAGATACCGTTCTCCACCAAGCAACCATCTTCAAGGAAGAACATCGGCTGCATATTCTTCGCCTGTTGGTCAACGGCAGCGAGATAGTCAGTGAACGTATAGTAAGCAAGGAGCGACTGAATGCTCATATACTTCCAGGCGTTTTGTTTCCAGATGCCTTGCCATGTGGATGAGAGTGCAGCCTTGGAGTAATCGCACGAATCACAGAATTTGAGGACGTTATAGAGGTCATAAGGAACCTTGCGACCCATAGCGAGGTCTTCCTGTAACTGGTCGTCATCAACCATGCACTCAAAATACTGAGTCCATGCCGGATAGGTCGGCTGTCCGAGGTTGAGTTTCGACACCCATGAGGACTGCGTGGTAACAGGAGCCATCATATCGTCGATGGAACTTACACCCATGAACCAGTCCATGCCGTCATAGGTAATAAGCTCGAAGCCGGACACTGGATTGAGGACATCCCCGGTTATCTTCCATTTGCCGTTCTCCTGTTTCATTGAGCCATTTGCGCGAGCCCACTCTCCACCGCTGTAACGCATGAAGATATAGTCGCGTCCGCAATACTGCGAGAGCAGATAGAGCTTGGTGGTGTCAAGTCCTTCGGTGGTCTTGAAGCGAGCCATGATTTCCTCCAGTGTTTCCTGGCTTTGGAATTTCCCGGCGGCGTTGAATGTGGCTTTTCCGAAGAACTCAACGAAATCCCCGTAGTTGCGGCATCCTTTGTTGTATCCAGAGGTATTCTGGAAGCCGAGGGCAACCTGCTCGCCTTTATCTTCCTTCCAGTTGCCACGGGCATGGAACCAAGCATCACTGAGCGAGTCAGTGGTGGCACGGAAGGCGGCGATGGGATGATTGGCAGTTGAATGGTTCATCTGCAACCCGGTTACTGTAACATCGCCATTATTCCATGTGCCGTCGAAGGCTCGCTGTGCAGGAGTGATGTAGTCAGAACCGAGGGAACGGAACGTAGCGTTCATCATATCACATACGCCGCAATCATTCGCCATTGACGAATCGGAGTAGTCAACCTTGACTGTGATGATGGCAACCGGGATGGTGTTTTCTCCTACGCGGACATAGCCGATGTTGAACAGCTCGTAGGTTTTCAGAGCGTCGGCGTTGGTGTAGTCTGGATTGAGTGCCGTGATTTTCCAGTTCTTTTCCTTGCGGAGATAGAAACGGTCATTCTTGATCGGGCGCTTTGCGGAGGTCGTACCCTGACGGCGCCAACGGACATTCTCAGCCTTGAAGGAACGCCACGGCATTGTGGGATGGAAGTAGTACAGGGTACACTTGAAGTTCGTCTTCGTGTCAATGTCGGCATCGAAGCTGTCGAAGGTAGCCTGCGGAGCAACAACTACATAGTAAGGGAAGCCTTTCTCTTTGAGTAGGTCCATCGAGGGGCGGTTCTGATTGTCAAGCACATTCTCAGCGCTGTACTCCTCAATCATTGCATCGGTGTTGGTCAGCTTACACAGGTAGTTCTGGAACGCCTGCGCCCATTCATAATAGCTGTCGTAGGCAAGAACATAGTAGAGATAGAAGTCTCCGTCTGTGCCATTGAAAGCGATTTGCTTTTGGTTGAGGATTGCTCCGGAGTTGGAGATGTAGCCGATTGCACCGACTTCTTCTCCATCCATGTAGAGCTTGATGGTTGAGTAGTCGGTGGTGCCACGCTTGACACTGATACTCGAAGGTTCGACAACAATGCCGACGGTGTGCTTTTCTCCACACTTGAAGGGGCGGGTTATCTGTGTGGGTGTACCATTCTTACAGAATACTACAACTTCGTTGCCGCATACATAGAAGCCAGCGCCGCTGTCGGGGTCGTAGCACTCCATCAGCTTGGCTTTGCTGTCCTTGATGCTGTTGGTGGCAAAGGCGAACTGGAAAGCCATACCATTCGTGCGCTCTGTGGCTGCTGTGCCGAAGGGGGCGTAAGGTATCTTGGCTTTGACGTTTTCGGCTATGCGGAGGCTCATTTCATCGAGGTACTTGACGAAACCATTGGAGGACCAGTTGGAGCCTTCCACGGTCATCGTATAGCCGTTGTTGCTGATGGTGTGGTCGGTCTCGGCGTTGGATCGACTTGCCATATCGAAGCCGAACAATGCGCCTTCCTTGATGATGGCGTTGATTGCAGAGCCGACAACGGTAACAGTGATGGGATTGGTCTGACTGCTTCCACTCTTGGCGTAGAATGAGATTGAGTCAGTTCCATCGGTAGCATATCCCTGTACCTGCTTGCGGACAATCTCTGTCTGCGAGGTGCCGATTTCGGTTGAGAGAACTTCAACACCGTCGATGAATACCTTTGCGGTGGTGGAGGTCTTGCCGGGAGTGTAGGCGGCTACCTCCATTTCGAGGTTATCATACAGACGGATTGTGCCGTTGTTGAAGTCATTATAACGAAGGGCAACGATGGGCTGTGTGGAGCTTGCGTCGATACACATTATCGACGAATACACCACGTTACCTTTCACGCCGGAAGCAACATCTTCGCCGGATATGCGGATGGGGTATGAGCCATGAGCAAGTTTCTCATTGCCACCGAAAACATTGTTCGGGTCAATCGAAATGGAGTGCGAATAGCTGTCCGTGATGGTGGCAATGCCGAGGGTCTTCCACTGACCGTTGTAATACAGTTCAGTCTTGACCTTGACACCGAGCTTCGACACGTTGTTGGCGAACTTATACATCAGCAAGTTCTTACTGGAGCCTCCGACTTCGAGGGTTGAGCCTGACGTGTAGTTGAGGGTCTGAACCGAGGTGCAGGTTACATCGACTGCGGTAACAGTGATGGTGCGTCTCTTGACATTGCCTTCTGCGTCATAGGCTACAATGGTAAAGTCGCGGGCGGCAGCTTCCGTGAAGTACGGCGTGAAGTCATACTTGAACGAATAGTTCGTGGGACCTGTCGATGAATTCTGATTGATAGCTTCGCTCCAAAGGGTCAGACCAGATGTAGCATCTATGATTTCCAGTCTGCGGATCACACCGAGGACTTCCGTCACGTTGCTTCCCTGTCCGTCGAAGGTAACAGACTTGATAGCGGCACGGACGGAGATTTCAGAGCCGAAGGCGGCATACACTGCGGGGTTCTCCAGATAGATGTTAAGAGATGAGCCAGACACCGAGCCGCCTCCGCTGCTCTTGGGGATGAAGATGGACTGCCCCATTTCATCGCCTTTCTTGTTGATGGCTTTGATGATATGGTTCTCAGCATCCTGGTCGATGTCAAGATGGTCGAATGCTGCCTGCTGCATATCGTAAGCGCCACCTGTGGAGAAGGCATCCTTGCCATCCTTTGCAGGCTCGGCTTCTGTCTTGACAGCACCACCTCCTCCGAACTGTTTCCACAGGTCTTTATTGGAGAAGTCAGCGACTTCGCCAGTGAACTGGTAGGCTTCCCATATATAATCGCCAGTGCGGAACGTGATAACGAGTCCACTCTTGGCATACTTGATACCGGAAGCTGACTGTTCCTGAAGGATTGCGTCAATGGCACTGCTCTTGTCATAATACCCTGCGACTGTGCGGGGGCACAGAGCATCTACATTGATGATTGCTTCTGCTCCGGCTGACATTCCTGCCATGTCAATCCAGTTGTTGACATTGAGGAACTGGGTGCTTGTGGTGTTAGGGCCGACATACTGATAGGTCTTCCACGAACCTTGCCCGATTGCAAAGGTTATCGTGATACCAAGCGACGCCTTACCTTCGTTGAACACTGCCTGGAGGACATTGTGGGTCTGCGTCTCTGCAAGAATGTCGGAGTAGTATTCGCCAATCGGCAGAGGTATCTCTACGGTCGCGTTGTAGGTGTTACCGACAGCCGAGCCAGCAATTGAAACAAGCTTATTGTTCTCAATGCGGAATAGACCGTCATTGATGCGGTAAATCCAACCGGGATTGTACTGTTCATCGGAGTTGTAGATTTCGGACGCATAGCCGTAGAAGTCAGTATTGCCATACGACTCAAAGCATACAGCATTTTCATACGCCTCGCTTGGAATGAGCCATACGCCGGATGTGGGTGCGGTCCCTTTGCCGTCCCATTGGCCATCGCACGGCAAAATTCCGATACTTCTGATATGGTCTTGATTCTCAATTATCCAGTTACCATGATAACCAACAGTTTCTTCGAGCTGTTTGCCTGCGTCGCCGGGGAAAGCGGTGCTTGCTGTGCGACCGAGGGCGAGGTCCGAGCCGATAGTGATGAGTTCCGAACCACTCCAACGGAAAGTCTTATTGTCCGAGGTGCAAGTGTAAATCTTGCCTCCTTCGGGCACACGACCTGCGGCGGTGCCTGTTCCATAGGCATCAGCACCGAGCCAGTTGTTGTAGTATGTGAACTGCGTGAGGATGAGGCTTGCGCCACCGTTTTGAATCTGCCAGTAATCCGACACATTGATTTGCTGTTGGAGGGTTCCACCTTCAACAGCGGGAGTGGCGGAATTTAGATTCTTGATGGGGCGTTTGATAGTTCCCCATTGTGAATTGTCAGCAACGGCTAACTTCGATACAGCGAGAAGAAAAACATCGTTGTCAGTGTCATACACAACCATACATCCGGGGTCATCGGCACTCTTGCTGATAGATACCATCTGAGAGGTAACACCACTTACCATAGCGTTAAACTCTACGACATCATCGACGAATCCGGGCAGATTGGCGGCAGGCACCTTTGCATTGGCATCGAGTGGAGCAATGCCGTTGGGGGCACCCTTCGTATCGGTTACAGCTTTTGCGGCATTGGCGGTTGCTTTTGCAGTGTCAGCAGTGGACTGGGCGGCGTTGGCAGAGTTCTGAGCGGCAACAGCCTTACTTTTGGCGTCCTTCGCCTCGTTGTATGCCGTGGTAGCAGTATTCGAGGCTATCGTCAACTGTTGAGTGAGGTTGTTGTTTGCCTGTATTCTTGCGTTGGTCTCGGTTGTAAGAGAGGCGTCAGCAGACTCTATCAGCTCCTCCAGGACCTTACCGACCCTTTCAGCAGTATTCAGGCCTTCCTGATCTTCATGTCGGATGGTACTCGCCTGACTTTTTAAGTTGGTCTTGTTGTTTAATCCCATTGTGAGTTGTATTAAAGTTTTCCGATTTTTCTGATTTTCACTGCGCCTGATGCCTTCTGCGCACCGGGGTTGCCGGACATCAAACCGTTGCGCTTACAGTATGCGATACAATCTTCAAGGTAGCAGTTGGCTACCTCCAGAGTATCGCTGTAAGCATTTGACCTTTCGGCCGATGAGATGTGAGATGAGTAATTGTCCTCCTTTATCATCACACCGAAACGGGTGGCGTTGAAGTCGCCGACCATCAAGTATTTGGCATAGACATAGTAGGACATGGCGGCTTTCAGTCCAACGAAGGTGTAAATCTTTTCTCCCGACTGATATGTGCCACCTTTCAGAAGCATACCAATCTTCTCATCGTCTTCTCCTTTTTCAAGGATGGAAAGGAAAAGCGAGTCTCCGAGGACTGGCTTTATGTTCATCTGTTCTGCTTCTATGATGTACGCGTTGAGCTTGTCTTCATCGGTATTTTTGCTGATGGGTCTGCCATATTTGGCGACCTCTGCCGGAGTAATCAAATGTTCCATATCAGTTTTTTTTGGAATTTATGGGGGATGATTCTGCCGACTTGTTGGAGATGTAGACAAGCGGCTCTATCTCATAATTGTCCGAGGGATTGGCAACTTCAAACCAGTGGTCGAAGATGCGTTTCAAGGCTCTGGAAATGGCTCTGCGCTGCTTGCTGACGTATGAGTTGTAGTATTCGTATGCTTCGGCCAGAACATCGCCTGAGAAGCCGAGTTTGCCTATTCTGATGCAATACCACGGCTCCTGACCGAAAGCGGAGTAAATTCGTTCTGTTGTGCTTGACTCTGTTACTGTGAACTTGTCATCGTAGTTGGTGCCTTCTACATTGATGAACTCAGGCTTGTCATCTGCGGAGTTGACAACAATCTCCATGATGGAGCAGGCATTGTTGTCCCCCTGAAAGGCATCGAGGCTGTCACTGAGGTCATACTGGGAATCTTCCTTTTCTTTGGCATTGCCGTTCTCATCGAACTCATACTGGACGCTTTTCTTATGGACGAAAAGACCGGACAGCATGAAGCCATTGCGGACGTTGCGGTACTTGACATTATCAAGACCTTCGTCTGTGGATAGATTCGTTACAACCTTGTCGTAGATGGGTTTGGGATAAGTGTACTTGCCATTCAACGACACCCACAATACCTGTCCGCTATAATGCTCTATGCCTCCGCAAGATTGGATTTGGTCAATCACTACGGAGGGGATGGGATTGAATGTGAAATATTTCTTTACAGTGGAGCGATCTACATTGATTCTTCTCCCCTTGCGTGTCTTGTTTCCTTCCCAGTCGGGATGAACATTGATGTAGGTTACACATCCGGCATCGTCTTCTTCTTCAAGACGGCAGTTCTCAAAGGGGATGTGCTGTAACTCGCAGATTTCACAAGCGAGATTGTAATTGACGTGCAGGGCAAAGCCGTTATATTTGCCGATGTCCTGTGCTATGAGGGAGAATATATCATCAATGGTTTCTCCCTTGTGATTGCAGACATACTCCGAAAAATCGGTGTTGCTTAATCCGTTACCCTCAATGAATGTCTGATAACGCTCCAGACAAGTGCCACCTGTCGGACTGTTTTCAATAAGGTCACTCATCCTTTGCGGATACAGGTTATCGGAGCCATAGGCTTGGATATTGAGCTGGCTTAGATATGAGGTGCTGAACCTCTTGCGCGGTCTGATTACGTTATTGACATTCATTCTTGGGTATCGGTTGGGAGGTGGTGGGTATTACTCCTGGTCGGGAGCTTCTTCGGGTTCTTCGATGCTGACTTCATCAGCGTCGGAGGGGTCGGGAGTTTCGGCGGTCTCAACTGCTGCTTCCTCCGGGGCGATCTCTGTGGGAGGCTCGTCGGCAGAGGCTTCTGCGGCAGGAGCGGGAGTGGGTTCAGGCTCTGACTTCTTCTTGCCTTTCTTGCGAGGGGCAGAGGATTTCAGATCTTCGTTTTCTTTGCGGAGCTGTTCGTTCTCCTTCGTCAGACGAGCGATGACGGCATCCTTGTCTTCGACTTCGGGAGTGTCGGACTTGGGGAGCCGGGACTTCCAGCCTTCGGGCAGATGCTCAAACAGCTTTTCGTTGGAAGGATTCATGGCGAGAAAGCGGAGGGCGGCTTCATCAGTGATGTTAGCGTTTGAGTAGCACTTCGGCTCCCCAAAGAATGTGATGATGGCTCCCGGTTTCAGCACGAAATCGGATTTCTTAGGCATGGCTTTGTTTCTTTTGAGATAGATGAGTATTTCCATATAAGCATCCCGATAGCAGTCGCTACAACCTCTGTTGGTGATTTCTCTGCCAAAGATGTTGAAGTACAGGCTATCGAGAAGCGAGCGGTCAAGAGATGAAAAGCCGTCTTGGTAACGGCTTTCCATTTCTTTGAGACGGGTCATGGTTTCTTCGTATGTCATGGCGACAAACTGTTAGGTACCACTTACAAGGGATGCCAGTGCTGTGCGGGTAGCCGCAACGGACTGGTTGAACAGGAATATTCCGGCAGAGGGAGCGCCCGATTCCTCCAGTGTGGCGGACCATCCACCCTCGGTGTCCTCCGAGTATTTGTCATCAGCGAGTGCAGTAGCCGAAAGACCCTGCTCGAAGCCGTAAATCTCGAAGGTGTTCTTGCCGTCCTTGCCGCCATACTTGTTCTCCAGGATGGCGACAAACAGACCGTTTGCCAGAGGGTTGATGATGTCCTTGACCACATCGGGACCGTTGTCGAGTATCACGAGGCTTACACCCTTCGTGAAGTTCTTGCGGTAAGTGCCTTCGGCGAGAGCCTTGTTCGTGCCCGTGTAAGGAGTCTTACCGGGCACGTACATACGATAGGCTTTCTTGCCAGTCTGTAATACCAGAGTGGTCAGGACATTGGGGTTGCTCTCATCGCGGACACAGCTTTCAAAGTCTATATCATCGTAGTTGATGAGATAGCCATAGTTGCGGAGACCCTTTGTGGAAGGGTTCTCACAATTCGCCATCATATCTGCGGCGAGCTTATAGTCACAACTCTGAGTGCTCATAGTGATTGTTGTTTAGAATGCAACCTGAACGAGGTCGTCTTCGCCGACGAGTGTACCGATCTTCGATGCGGCAAAGATGTGGTTCAGACGAGTTACATGGTCGAAGGTGATGTCCGTCTTGGCGATAGCGTCCGTATCGGGTGTTCCGATGAACAGGTTCGATGCGGATGTAACCAGGGCGCGGTGCGGGCAGTTGAGCGACGTGCCGTTGTCCTCGTACTTCTTGATCATGCGGTCCCAGATGTCGCACACCACTACGGGGTGTCCGTCATACTTGGAGAGCTGGATGCCGGAAGTAACCATCTCCAGTTCGAGCTGGAGGTTGTGCAGGCGCTTCACGTCGTTGCGGAGGGCCTTGAACAGTGAGTTCGTCATGAAGATGGCGTGGTCGGGCTTGTCGAAGATGCGTGAGTCAGCGTCAGAGAGCATCGAGTCAACGATACCGATGGCGACACCTTCCTCACGGATGGCTGCCTTCTGCGTAGCATAGGTAACCTTCGGTGTGGTGCTGGTGTCCTTCTTGGTGTTGGCTTCGATGGTGGTGAGCTGATGAGCGTTGGCGGTGGTGATTGCCTTGAGGCGTTTCCAGAAGCCGTCGGCCATTGTGAACAGGTTCTTGTTGATACCTGCCGTGAGCAGACCGCTGTCGGCGATGTTCTTGGCATTCTTGTCGCCGAACCAGGCGATACGCCACAGCATCTCCTGCATGGCACGGGTCAGCAGAGGAATGACGATATCGTTCCAGTAGGCGGTGCCGATGATTTCGTCACGGTCAGTGCCAGTGTTGAGCGAATACTTGGCGATGGTGTTCTCCAGGTCGTCGTAGCAGATTTTCAGAGGAATCTGATAGTCTCCGAGTTCCCAGGTCTTTTCGATGCCAGTCACGTTGATGTTCTCGTATGTGGGCGAACAGCCGGAGGCGTTCTTACCTACATCACCGAGGCTGTCGATGTAGCCGAGCTTCTTTCCGTCGTACACACCAGTCTCGGTGGTGCAGACAACTTCAAGGTCGGGGTCGTTGAAGGTGCTGAGAAACAGGAGCTCGGAGAGGTCCCGAATCGCACCATTATCGACGGTGAAATTTTTGAAGTTAATCATTGTCGTTAAAATTTACTTGTTAATGGAGGTTGGGGAACTGTTTACTTGTTGCGCTTCTTGGCAAGAGCCTCCTTCTTCTCGCGGA